GGGATTGCTAAATTTCCTAAACCACCACCCTTTATTGGATTGCCTTGTGCATCAACCTGTTGACCACCTAAAAAAGTGCCGCCCGGACCAGTGCCTAAAGCATCTTCAACGCCTTGTGGTAAAAGCTTTGCGCTTAAAAACTCCATAGGTGATTTACCATCCATAAAGTTACCCATAGGTTGTGTTTGTGTTGGCTGTATAAGACTTCCTTGTGAGTCAAATTGATAACCCCTTGCTTTTAACTCTGCTGCTGTAACTGGTTCTCCATTTATAGTATATGTTTGACCACCCAAAGGACCACCGCTTTGAACCTCAACCTGTGGTAATTGTTGTTGTGGATTAAAAGCCCTGCCAAAAAACTGGCCAATACCCCTTCTGATATTTGGTCCTAAGGTACCCTTACCAATGCCAAACTTACTTTTTAAGATACCCTCCGCGCCTTCACCTGGTGTAAAAAAATTTTTTAATCTTGGAAGCTTGCCGCCTTTTACTGCGCTACCAATCTTACTACCGCCAAAACTTAATGCACCACTTAGTAATGCTTCTTTGGTAGACATACCAGAGGCTTTACCTGCTGCTGCTGTTAAAGCAGCTTTTGCTACTGGACCCACGCCAGGAATGAAGTTAACTGCTATAGGCGCTACCTTTTTTACAATATTTTTTACTTTTTTAAATAATTTTTTAATAAAAAACTCAGGCATACCTGTATTTGGGTTTATCGAATTTTCACCGCCTACTACATATTGATTTGGGTTCATACCCATGTTCATCATGTCTGACTCAATCATGCTTCTTGTTTGTGGTGTTATAGACTGTGGTGGTACTATCATTTCACCTGTAGCAACATGCGCTAAGGTGTCATCTTCAAATCTACCTAAACTTGCTAACCCTTTCATTTGTGATTCCATATGTGGCATATTACTTTAAACCTCCTATACCCATAGCACTTGGTGGGGTTGGTGGTGAATCAGGCAATCCTTCGGGGTTTATTAAATCTGCTGGCCTTGGCTCTTTTGATACCATATTAATCATCATATCAAATTCTTCAGGGTCAAACTCTTCATCTGCTTGCGCCATAATTTCTGCTAAAGCTATTGACGCTTGGTCATGTTCTGCTGAGTCTTTTGGCTTGGTTAATATAATATTAACTATATTGCTATAGCCTGCATTAGACAAAGGCACAAGTATCTCGTCAATCAATTCTTGTCTTGCTTGTATAAATTGTTGTCTTTCAGGTGAAACCTGTATAGCATCATCCATTTGTTTCTGTATTGCGGCTATATTGTCTTCAATAGTATTTGGCATAACTGAGCTTGCAATTTCCATGTCTTTGTCTGACATGGCTCCACTACCTAACATATTTTCATTCAACTTATTAATTTCTTCTTGTAATGTTGCCATACTTCTACCCTAAGTTATGTTTACAGATATGTTACCACTTGTTTTGATTGAAACAAAGCCTAATGATGTGGTTGCTTTTAAACCTTTTTCATTAGTATCTGTGGTTAAATTTATAAAATCATTACCATTGTACACCTGTAAAATGCTTTTGCTTGTATTAAATATTACATCACCTTGTAAAAAATTTAATTCTGACAACTCGGTGGCATTAAATCTTGGTGTTCTGTTGGGGTCAAACTGACCTAAATTTATCTCTAATATTCTTACTAATTTATTAAATGTTTCAGGCGTTACATCATCTGTGGCTAAGGGCAACCTCGATGGCAAAAGTTTAGCCACTATCTTTTACCGTCAGGCTGTACATCTAACCTTGTGTAACCCAACCTCCATTTTACACCCAATCTATTACCTGTTGCTGCATCGTCATCGCTTTGTACTCTTAGCACTGCTTGTCTACCTCTAGCCCTAACATGTACTTGTGCTGTGTTATTAGATATGTCTTTGGTTGCTCTTGTAGTCAAAGATTCACTAGGTGCGTTACGTGTTTTTAACAACATATTTATTTGTGGACTGCCTGATGCGACATTTGTCCCATAAAACCTAATATCAGGCATCATTCTTCTTATAAACGCAAAATCATTACCATCTTGCAAGTCAAAGTCAGCGCTTTCTATAAAAACATTATCCATGGGTAAACCATCATCATCTTCGCCATCTTCGTGTGCAAATATAACGCCATTTTTGGTTGCTAAAGGCGTAACAAAAACATTTTTATCTACCCAAGCTGTTCTAACAAGTTGTCCTATAGACCATACGCCCTCTAAATAATTATATATAACATATCTTGATATTTCTGAAGTACCATCACTTTCTGCTGGATAAAACCACCATACCTCATTATATTCTTTGTTTAATAAAGCAAAAACTTTGAAAGCTTGACCAAGGTCTAAATCTTCTTGCACATAGCTTAAAACACTACATGGTAGTTTTTTTACAGAACCTGTATACGAATAAAAACCGTCATCACTCATCCAAAACACGCCGGCTGGTGAATTTATTGCAGCATTAGGTCCAATCATACCTGTGCCTTCATTAATTAGATTTAAGGCAAAAGTAAGAGGCGGCCCAACAAACTGCATGCTATATAAAGATGTGTTAGTCCATATTAATATCTCTTGTCTAGCCCTAATGCCACCTATTATTTCACTTCCAGCAGACAATCTTACAGAGCCTGCTGTGTTTGTAGTTTTCGGTTCAAATTCTGTAATACTTTCTTGGTCAGAAAATACTACTAACATTGGGTCTATAACACCACTACGAGTGCCACTAGAAATCGGGTCAGCACCTAGCACTATTACGTGTCTATCTGTATCGCTTACTATCGTTTGCAAACCAACAGTTGGTGCTAAATTTGACCCTGATAAGCTTGTTATATTTACCGCTCTTGTAGTTGTTCCATTGGTTTCATCCCAAAAGAAAATACCACCACCTCTTGCGTGTAATATTAAATCTTCACCAAAATTGTCAGCAGACCATAATCTTAATTGGTTTGTAAAAGATAAACTCGTAGATGAACCATAACCACCAGCGCTCCATGCACCAGAACCCCAACCAGATGATTGTATAAAATTATCTAAGCCTGTGTTTAGTTGATAAGCACCATCTACGCCTGAGCCACCATTACCACTGTCACTAGAATTAGCTGTAGCAGAAGCAGTAAAAGTATAGGTGTTAGCTGTTGGGACGGAAACTATTTGATGTTCTTGATTTAATACCGATGCTGTTATGTTGCCACCTAAACTTACTGCGCCACTTATTGTTACAAAATCACCCAAAACCGCACCATGAGAGCTATCTGTAGCAGTTATTGTTGTAGAGCCATCGGTTGCTGAAAAAGTAATACTGTTAGTGCTTGTTTTTCTAATGGGTGTAACATCTGCTAACGTGTTACCTTCTAATATATTAGCTTTAAGGTGTGTGCCTACAAATAAATATTTTGCACCCTCTAATGAAATCCACGGAAAAAGCTTTCTACATGTTCCTAAAAAGGTTGCAGATGTTTGTTTTGTCCAACCGCCTATCTTTTCAGCAAAACCTTTTCTAAACCTTACTAAAGAAGCATCGAACCAACCACCAGCATTGGTGAGATTAGTACCTTCTTTGTCTATACCAGCTTTAAACTGAAACTTTGCAAACGGCATGTTTCATTTTAAGCTATTCTAATTATAGCTGTTGATGCTGCTTTTGCTGGAAATACTATAGTAAAGTCACCTGCTGTGGAGGTTTTGTCTCCACCAAAATCTATTGTTGCCACTGATTTGTCACTATTAGTGTCATTGTAAATCATACAGCCTCTAGCAGTTATTGTGGCTGTGCTGAAGGTCAAATCCGCAAAGTCTGTTACTGCGGTAGTGCCTGTAGCTGTAGGTGTTACATTAGTTAATGCAGCACCACCTGACGTATAGTTTGTGCCACTTGCTTGTCCTGTTGTAGTAAAAGCAGTGGTTGTAGCACCAAGAGTAGCAGAGCTTGTGTATAAAGCTAATTTAAAACTATTACCACTTGTTGCAGTAAAATTATGTGTTCCTGTAAGTAACTCTACTTTAAAGCTTGTTGTTAGTGTTGATGATATTGCCATATTAAATACCTTTAATTATTTTTGCTAAATCTTCACTACCTCCTTTAGATAACTCTTGTATTAAGGTAGCTTTATAAGATTTTATAGCATTTTCAATATATATCAAACATACTTTATAAATTAAATCTCTGTAAGCTCTTGCCTGTGCTTTTACATGTTCTTCATTATCGTCAGAAAAACCAACTATCTTGTCAGTAAGTTGCTTTGCCCAAAACTCAGGCGGGTGTCCACCAAATTTTGTGGTTGATACTTCTACCATGCCCAGTTCAGGCACACCATCAGGAGTTATTTTTATTACCATTTGTTAGGCTCTGGCGGTTGTAAATGACTGTCAAACCTATCCGCAACTTGCGGCAGTATTTTATGTTTTTCTACGGTCATTTCACTGATTTTTTTTAATTCTATGCCATCGTTACCTTGCACAGGCACGTAGGGGTCTTGTAATCTATGATAACCGTACAGCCTTTGTTGTCCTGGTAAATTAGTGTCTAACAAAGAACTTGTCGCAGCCACTTCTACTTGTATACCCTTTTCCATACATTTAACAAGCCAAAACTCAACACAAGCTCTGCCTTGTTCTGCAAAATGTAAATTGTTTTTATATGTAAAATCTATGCCAAATAACTTTATATTCGCTACGTCATTCCAATATGCAAAGGCAACAGCATAAGCTACGGTGTTATTAAGATAGTAACAATTTGTAGTCTTTACTATTTCTTTTACAGGATATTCAACAAGATTTTTACACCTTTCATCTATTTCACACGTATATATTGGTTTGTTGTGGCTTATAAGTAATTCTTTCATGCTGTCAGTTTGTCCACCAGCATGGTTTGTATCTAAAAATCTTGATGGTGGGTCCATCATAAATACTCTGTCATGAAATATAACAGATGCTACAGCGTTTATTACCCACACCTCGTCAAATTTAACACCGTGTGATTTAGCTAGACAAAAGTCAAACCAACTTTTGCCTAGACCAACAATAGCTATAGTCTTACCATTAAGTTTTTTTATAGGTTTCATCTCTCTCTCTTTTTTGTAACTTTACGTTACATTAATTCTTAACGAATCATATCTCATTTCATCTCTAGTATCTCGTCCTTCGCCTATATTTTTAAGTCGCATTAAGCTTTCTTTAAATCTCGCTTCATAAGCATTTATGTCGTCAGGTGGTAATTTTAAAAATATTGCACCTTCCAGTAAACAACCATATAACAATGTATCGGGTGCATCTGTTGATAAGTACGTTGTGCCTGAGTCACTGCCTGCTGTTAAAGATGTTGGCTTTGCTAAGTAATGTAATTCAACACTATAGTTACTGTCTGGCACAGGCGCGACTTCAAAACTGCTTTGGTCGAATATAGCGTAATACCTTGGCTTACCTGTGGTCGTTGTGCTGCTTATATATTCTTTTATAAAAGAATTATGCTTTAAATCTAAATAATCATATGTATTAGAGCTTATAACAGCTAATGAAAATGGCGCTAAAAAATCAGTTGGTGTACCTAAAAAACGATTACTAGATGTAACATTACCTTGCACATTTTTTCTTTGGTCAGGCAATTGCACACTTTTAAGTATTCTTTCTTCGGCTTGTAAAATAAAATTATTTAGATTATTAACAAAAGTTGTTTCATCTGTTTCTAAATAATCTTGTACTGCTGTTTTTAGTGTAGATAACGTAAAACTCATGATGTAGTTATTGTAACTGTACCCAATGCACTTGTCATGTTGTCTGGTGTCGTAATTTTTGTTCCTATAATTCCTAAATCAAAATTTGTGTAAACAGTAAAAATTGTTGGTGATACGCTTATATCTGGTCTTGGCTCCCTTACGGCCTGTGGGTCTACTTTGTTAGTAGTTGGCTCTAGTTGTGGATGTTTAGGCTCATAACAACTAGGACAAGTTTTAAGACCATTCCATTCTTTACGAAGTTGTTTTAAATAATATCTGAAGCCACACCTGTCGCAGATAGCGTAAGGATTTTTGTTAGATGCAAAAGCCATTATGCAATATTATAATTCGATACATCTGGCGTTATCTTTACTGAGGCTCTGTCTTCGTCTGATGCTAATGCTCTTTGAAATTCCTCATCATATAACGCTTTTAACATGGCTGTTTTTTCAGGACTTTTTTTAATAGATAAATAGTATGCTAAACCTGCGGCCAAACAAGGATAAAACCTGAAAGGCATTTGTAACGTATCTGTTGCAGCATCTACGTCATCCATACGTGTCAGCACGTTCATGTGTATCGTGTATGTGGTTGATTTATCAGGAGTTGGATAAACGCTAATTGTCGGATTAATTTGTTTATCAATAAAAAACTGTAAAGGTTTACCTGTCGTAGATTTGTTAGGTATGGATGCGTATTCGCTTCTCGACAATCTGGTCATTTGTAAATCAGAATTTTCTGAGTTAACTGTTTGTCTTACAAAAGCATCTAAGACATCGATGGCTGCGCTTGCCACACTAGAATCTACGTTGTATGTAGTAGTGTCTTTAACCATAGTCACAGTTTTTTCTTGTATAGTCCACTGATTTAAACCACGATTAGCCCACTCTGCCAACAGAAGATTTAAACTTCGTCTAGCTGTCTTTAAATCATAAGCAGTTCTTAACTCTAAGCCACACCTTTCAAACGCCTCCTCAACATAATCGGCAACGTCTAATTCGAAATTTTTAGAGCCTGATACTGCCATTTACTTATTTTTTCTTTTTAGCAGAACCGCCTCTACCTAATTTTTTAACGCCTGCTTTACCACCGCCCATCATTTTTTTGACACCAGCCTTACCACCACCCATCATTTTTTTGACACCAGCTTTACCACCACCCATCATTTTTTTGACACCTGATTTAGCTCCACCACCACCTTTCATTTTGCGTGGTGTACCACCTCTACCAAGTTTTTTAACACCAGCTTTACCGCCACCCATCATTTTCTTAACGCCTGATTTTGGGTTGCCTTCCATATCGACCTTGACCACGCCTGATTTGGGTGTAGCACCACCGCCTGCCATTTTAAGAACGCCACCATCCTTCATAGACTTAGCTATTTCTTTTTTATCGGCTGGCGACAAACTGCCTACTAATTTTTTTAAGCCTTTTAGTTTATTTTTCACTATTTACTCCTTCGTTTCAAAATATCTTGGAAAT